ATCCTTTAGTTTCTCTTTGTAGCACTTTTTCTACTACCTTTCTAGCTCCCTCTAATAATATTGCTCCTGCAGCATTTTGCTTCATTTCCCATGCAGGTCTCATAAAAGGATGAGGAGCAGCATGAGCAGTACCATATTCAACCATTGCTCCATAAAATCCTCCTCCTCTTTGATTATTTTTCTTAGCTGAGCCTCCTGTAGCTTTTGGCCCTACATATAAAGCAGGAAGCCTTCTAGAAGCTCTAGTGCTAAAGGCTTTAATACTTCTTTTTAAATCCCCTTCATCATTATTAATATTTGCTCTAGCTTGAGCTATAATAGGCTTCGCAGCTTGTCTAAATACGGCCATCATCAACTTATTTCTTTTAACCTCATAAGGTATTTGCTTCAATGCTTTTTGAAGCTCTCTCATTCCTAATACCTTTCTAACATTCAATTCCATTAGTTATTGTCTTTTGAGGATGCAGTTAATTTAGTCATTTTATGCCTCCCATCTATATGAGCAATTTTTTCTATGTAAAATTCACTTTGAGCTATCTCTTTTATAGATATACTTTTTACAGTTATACTAGTAGTATCTTTAATATTTTGAAATCTGAATACTTGAGAAGTAGTTTGATAGTATCTAAATGAATGAGTTCCAACTGTAGCAGCCATAGTTGAATAAGCAGCTCCATTATAATACTGTAAAAAAGGAGCATTTGTTATAGCACTTACTTCATATCTAACTTCATAAAATTTTCCTACAGTAAGTATATTAGCTCCATTAGAGCCATCTCTAGCTTCTAAGATACAATCCTCTCCTGTTACTCCTGCATTATTTAATATTACTCCTGCAGATGAATCATAAGTGATAGTACTGCTCCCTGTTACTGTAGCAGCCCATCCACTTCCTGCAGTACCTATTGCAATAGAATCATCAAAATTAGGATTAATAAGAATCTCTCCTCCTGCATTTAGATTATGTCTTATCCTCCAATTAGGATAGATTAAATCTTTAAAAGTTTCATATCTGATATAAAAATCTACAACAGTTTTCCCTGTCATTTGGTCAGCATCCTCTCTCTCATTTCCTCCTCTCCATACCATGTAGGCCCACACACTTGAATCTCCTCCTGTTGCATTACTCCAACTAGTATCCTGAATCCCTCCATAGTTTGCATTTGCTGAATATGTAGGCTTCTCTATAATTACAGGAGTATCTAGATTTCCTACTGATATCATAGTGTTTGAATTTTATATGGATTCATTAGATATTGAGCAGTTTTAGGAATTTCTGTAGCTATTTTTCCTACTATAACTGATTGCCTATTTTCATACATATCAGCTACTACTATTTTAATAGCTTGAATGATAGGGTCAGGAATAGCTCCTGCAGATGCCCATCCTACAACATAATCACATCTCCATGCTTGAAATACTTCATCAGTATTAGGAATTGTAGAATCATCATTAGCATATAATCTAGGAGGTTTTATATGTTGTACTAATTCACATGATGACCCAAAATCAACCCAAGAGCCTCCACTCTTATACTTTACTGCAAAAGTTCCATCAGTTATAGGACTTTTAAAAAGAATATTTAAGTCTGAAAATTTATTTCCATATTGCCTCAATGATGTATCTAATAAAAAGATATTACAAAACTCCTCTATCCTTTGTACTGCAGCCTTTTCTAATGCAGCTATATAATCATCATCATCTGAAAATGTAATTCTCAAATGAGTTTTTAAGTCTGCAGTACTAACTATTTGAGTATCATGATATGCAACTACTTCTAAATATTTCATTTTTTTTCTGTTTTTTTCTTATCTAGTGATTTGCTTGTATTGTATTATCTCAAAAGTTTAATAGTAGTACTTATCAACATCACTAAAGTTTCTTAAAGAGCCTCTAAATACCCTTAAACTGCATTTAGAGATTTTTAAAAAAAGGGAGGAAAAAAGAGCAAAATAGCTCTAATTTCCTACCTAATTTCCAATTAAATTATGCCTCAATCAATTTAATGAATGAATCATTTTGAGTAGCATCAGCATCAACTAAGCTAGTAACAACCATTCTTGGAAGGCCTTTAGCAGCTTCAGTATATGGGTCAAATAAGATATCTAATCCACCGAATTGAGCTATATGTACTTTAGAGAAATCTCCAAATAAAGCATGAGCTTTAGCAGAAGTTCCTGAAGCAGCAACATTTCCTGATTGGAATGCATAGTAGCCATTCAATCTTCTATCTCCATTATCCCAAATAGGAGAAACAGAAGCAACTTGAGCTAAAGTTTTTACTGTTTTGTAAGCATCCATATCTAACAAGTATGCCATTCTAGCTCCTTCTCTTTGTACTCCTAAAGCTAGAGCATCAGTTTCCATTTCAACCCAATCAGCTGCAGTTACTGCAGTTGGCCCTGCAGTTGCATCAGCAAAGATAGATTCAGGAGCATTAGATACATCTCCTGTATCAAGTACTGCATACTCTAAAGCTGCAGCTAATTGCTGAGCCATATTTCTTTGAAGATTAGCTTCTAATGATGGATTTTGCATCATTGATTCAGATGTCATGTTTACTACTGAGATTAGTTTTTTAGGAGTTAATGTTACTGCAGATAAATTTCCTGCAGATGAAGCAGCACCTGATGAGCCATCCTCAGATACCCATGTTGAAGATATTCCTGAGAATACAGGGAACTTCATATCATTAATACCAAAATAAGTGTTTGCACCTGCACTAGATAAAACTAAATTTTTCTCAAGTTGGTCAGTAAAGCTCATCACTTCCTCATTATTAACTGAAGCAGTACTCCATGCTCTTGTTAATACTGAAGCAGGAATCCCATATCCTTTGATAGTTGTTCCTGTGTAACGTGATTCATTGATAGCTTCATCATGCATCTCTTTATAAATTCCCTCTACTTTACCTGAGTAAGCAGCTCTTACTGCACCCTGAAAAGTAAACTTCCCTAAGTCTTTATCTTGAGTAGGAGTTACTTTAACACCACTAATAGAAGCAGCAGTACGTAATTCCTTTTCTACTCTTTCAGCTCTTTCTATTTGAGTATCTAGAGTATCTATTGAAGATAGAGTATTATCTACTTCAATAGTTTCAGCCTCATTCAAATTTCTTGATTCTCCTTCAGCAGTATTTTTAATGCTTTCTAGAGTTTCAACTAAAGCTGAACGGCTTTCTTTTAATTCTAAAGATTTTTTCATTTTTTCTTTCTTTTTAATAAATTAATTTTCAATTTTAATAAACTATTCAATTCAAATTCTTTTTCCTGCTCCTTTCTTTTGTTTTCTTTATCAATGAAATTAGACCTTACTGCTAAAGCTAGATTATCAGCAGAAGGATATGCAGGCAACGAAACAGGGGAGACGTCAAATAAGCGACTGACTTTATGGATGATACGGATATCATTTCCATCTTCATTTCTCTCCCATGAATCTCCTTCCTTCCCCAAAGTAAAAGCAAAACTACTTTGAGTAATATTTCCATTTTTAAGATTTTCCTTCAAATCTCTACCTGCAGTAGTATTAGGAATATCTAATTCATATTTAAGTCCTTTCTCATCTACTGCTAATCTAAGAGTTCCTGCACTTACTCTACCTAGTAAATAATTAGGGTCATGATTAAAATAAGCTCTCACATCATTATCTAATACATCATCAAAAGCATTTGGCATGATTTTTTCCCTAAATCCTCCCAAGTCCTCACTCAAAGAATTAAATACTGCAGCATGGCCTACTACTACATCTTTTCCTTCTTTAGAATCTAATCTGCTTTCTATATTAAAAAATCTTTTTTCAGATGTATGCTTTTTATCCCATACATCCACCTTCTCCATACTTCTTGAGCTATATGTGTTCTGAGGGTCTTGTTCTAACTCATCTTCAATTTCTTCATCTATATCTTCCTCAATTTCTTCATCATCTGATACATGGCCTTCTTCATGGTCTCTATCTATCTCCTCCATAGATTCAGTTTCATCCACCTCCACAATTTCTTCAGTATCGGCTTCAGTAGTTGCATCAGTATCTTTATCATAAATGATTGTAATGGTTTTTTCATCTTCCTCTATTGATATTATATGTCTTTTTTTAATTTCTCCCATAGTTTTTTCTTTTTGTTCTAATTGTGATTCACAAATAGCATATCTTTGCTTCTCATCATATTCTGCTACCATAGTAGGGTCTATCATACACCTATCTAAAAATTCTTTTTTAGTTTCTTTATCTGTAGGCTCAGGAATCGGCATCAGTATTATTTTTTTCTAAAGTTCCTCCTGCAATAATATTCTGTAATGTAGCCATATTTAACTGCATGAAGTGATTCTCTCCTCCTTCTATTGTTGGAAGCTCCTCATATTGTCTTATCTCATCAATGCTC